AGAACTCGGCGGCCCGCGCGATTCAGGTCGGCGATCTGATCTTCATGGGCCCGACGGCGAAGACGATCCAAGACCTCGAGGGCGCGTTTACCGGGGTGGCGCGCACCGACGTCGCGAACGTCTTCACGGCGCTCCAGGAGCTGCAGCCGGCCGCCACGTTCTATCAACGCTACCGCGATCCGAGTCAGGCGAGTGGCGCGCGCGTGTGGAACGCCGTGGCGGGGGCCGGCGACTGGTTCCTGCAACCCGCGGATGATGCCGGCAGCGGGGTCCTGTCGTATGCCTTGCGCGCGTCACGCGGGGGCGACGTGTCCGCGCTTCGCGACCTGTACGAAAAACAGCGGACGGCCCCGGTCGGACACTGGATAGCCGTGGCGTACAGCGCCGGGTTGTTCTCCTCGAACGTCGGCACGTGGACGGTGGAAGCCGGCGATCACGTCGCCTATTCGTACGCGCTGGTCGGCAAAACACTGTTCGTCACGTTTCAATTCAACGCCACATCGATTAGCGGCACAACACCGAATCGGTTGCTCGTCGCGCTGCCGTCCGGCCTGGCACCGAGCCTCTCGACGTTCGCGCCATTTGCCGCATCGGTCGACACGGCGACGACATTCGTGACGGCGTACGCGGTTCCGAACGGCACCAACCTCGAACTGCGGCGCGATCCGATTGGCAGTGGCACGTGGCCGATTGGATCAAACCATCTGTATTTGTTCGGCACGGCATTTTTCCCGATTGGGTGAGGTACACATGGCTGTTGAACAGTCGGTCGCACAGATGGCCCTGACGCGCGACGTCGGGCCGGGCGGCTTCATGGAACGCGTCACGACGTTGATGGCGCTCGTCGCGGGCGCAGTGTTGAAGGAGAGCGCGGGCGAGCCGTATCACACGCAGCGCGCCTTGTACGCGCAGAAGGTGATCGAGCTGCCGCGACAGCGCGCGGAACAGGCGGGCCCGATCCTCGTCATGGGCGTCAACATCACGAGCACGACGACGTACGACGAGGCAACCAAAGAGGCCGTCTGCACCGCGACCGACACACAGATCCAGGGCCAGATTCAAACGATGTGGAACACGTTCGCCGGCCTCGACACGCCGACCGCCTGATCTGAACGGGTCGCATGTTCGGCGGATTTGCCTTTGCGGCGGTCGCCTTCGGGCAGGCGTCAGCGGGCGGCGCCGCGGCGCTCGTCGCGCGGGCCACGCTCGCGATCGCGACGACGGCGCAGCTCGGGCTCGGGCCGGTCCTCGGCGCGAGCGTCACGATCACTGTCGGGACGAACACGCCCGCGCTCGCGTATCCGGTCATGGCCGGCGCGGCGCGGATCGTCTGGTCCACGCGCGCACGGCTGACGGGCCCGTCGGGCGTCTTCGTCATCGTCAACGGCCAGGGCGGCGCGCGCGTCCGCTTTCCGAGCGTCACCATTCACGACGTACTCGGCGCGCAGCCGAACACCGCCGACCTCACGTTCGACAGCGAGGTGGCGTGCGGCGCCGCGGTGCAGATTGCGTACAACTCCCTCGCGCCGGCCGACCTGCTGTTCAGCGGGATGGCGCAGGAGCTCTCGCAGCAGTACGAGAGCCGGCCGGCGATCGAGTCGTGGCCGGCGAACCTGATCGATCACACCTTCGCAGCGAATAAGAAACGGCCGTTCGGGTCGTACGTCAACGTCTCGATCACGACGATCGCGCAGGACGTGATCACGAAGTTCGCGCCGCCCGGCTTCACGGCCGCCATCGATGCCGGCCTCGACACCGCGTCGATCAACTTCGACGGGTCCGAACCGCTCGTCTCCTGCCTCAATCAACTGGCCACGTTGTGCGGCGGCCGCGTCAAGGTCGAGTACACGCGCACGATCCGGCTGTATATCCCGCCGGACGCTAGCACGCCGCCACCCGATCCGCTCGATGCGACGCACCCGCCGATCAACGACCCGCCGATCACGTTCGCAACCGACGACTCGCAATCGCGCACGCGCGTCTACGGCAAAGGCCACGGCGAGAGCGTGCCGACGGACGTACTGGCGAACGAGACGATCCTGCCGATCGCCGATGCGGTCATGTTCACGGCGACGGGCGGCCAAGCGATCGCGGCCCTGACGCCGGACGCGGCGCAGACCCTGCGGATCGCCTATACCGGCGTCGCGCTCGGCGGCGGCGGATCGCTGGTGGGCCCGGGCGTCGGGCCGGCGACGGCGCCCACGGTGACGCCGGCGCCCGGGACGGGCCTGGCGGTCGGCGCGTATTCGTACGCCTACACGCACGTGACCGCGGCCGGCGAATCATTGCCGAGTCCCCTCGGCGGCGCGCTGACGGGCCTCTTGCCGGCGCCGGCGACGGCGCCGACGCCCGGGACGCCGACGAGCGGCGCGGGGCCCGACATCGGGACGCACAGTTACGCGTGTACGTTCGTGACGGCGACCGGCGAAACGCTCCCGGGCCCGACGGCCGCGATCACGGTCGGCGTCGCGGCGCCGCCGTCGGCGCTTGGGCCGATCACGCAAAACGTCAACGTCGGCAATGCGCTGTGGTTCGTCGGCGATTCGCTGCAATGGGAAATCACGTACGTCACCGCGGTGGGCGAAACGACCGCGAGTCCGCTATCGACGGCCGTGGTCTCGGTCGCGTGGAACGGCAACCCGTCCATCGCGGCCGAAGTCACAATTAGCGGGATCCCCGTGTCGGCGAGTGGCGCGGTGACGAGTAAGAAGCTGTACCGCAAAGTCAACGGCACGTATAACCGCGCGGGGAGTGGTTTCTATGCGGGGTTCGTGTTGACGTTGACGCCGGGGCAAACGTCCGTCATTGATAACGCGTCGACCGGATCGCAAACGGGTCCCCCGTCGACCAATACCGCCGGCGGCAATCAAGTGCCGCTGTCGGCGATCCCGATCGGCGCCGCCGGCGTCACCCAACGGAAGATCTACCGGACGGCGGCCGGCGCCGCCCAGTTGAAACTGGTCGCCACGATCGCCGATAACGCGACGACGACGTACACCGACACCACGACGGATGCCGGGCTCGGCGCGCCCGTCCCGACGACGGGCACGGCGATCGCGCAACAAGTCACCGTCGCCGCGGTCGCGCTCGGCCCGTCGTCGGTGACGGCTCGCAAGGTGTACCGGACGGCCGTCAATGGATCACAACTGAAACTCCTGCCGACGGGCACTACGTTTGGCAACAACACGACGACGGGCCCATACCTCGATGCGAATCCCGACGCGGCGCTTGGCGCGAATGCCCCGACGGGTGACGCGTCGGGCCTCGCGCAAGGGAGCGGGCAAGTGTTGGCGGGCGCGACGGCGATCCCGACGGCCGGCGCGGGTCCGTTTGCCGCCGGCGGCGGCTGGGCGATCGCCGGGCAACAATGGATTCGCTATACCGGCATCAGCGGCAACACGTTGACGGGGATCCCGGCGACCGGGCCCGGCGCGATCACGACAACGATCTTGTACGGCAGTCAGCTGTTGCCCGGGCCCGCGCTCGTCGGCGTAACCGGCGTGACGGCGGCGCTCTTGAAAGGATCGGCGGTACACATCTGGGTGCAGCGCGACGACGTCGCCGCGCAAACGGCGCTCGGGCAACTCGAGCGCAACCCCGACGGCTCGGCCACCGACGGCATCCGCGAATATCTGATCGTCGACGAGCGCCGCGGCGAAGCCAGTCTGACCGACCTGTGCGATGCGGACCTGGCGCGGTTCGCGCGCCCGATCGTCACCGCGGCCTACAACACCTTTGACCGCAAGACGAAAGCCGGGCTCGTGGTGCACATCAATCTCCCGAGCTACGGGCCGGTCGGCGATTTCCTGATTCAGAACGTGACGATCACGATCGACCCGACGCCGACGGGCACACCGCGCTACGCGGTGAAAGCGTCGTCGTCGAAGTTCACGTTTGCCGACTTGCTGCAGCGCGTACTGTTCGTGAGTCGCTGAGGGATCACCCCATGAACCGACGAGACTTCTTCGCCCTCGCGGCCGGCGTGACCGCCGCGACCGCTGGCACCAGCGGCGGCGGCAGCTACGGCGTGATCACGATCGCAGGGCACCGCGCGCACCAGCTCGCCACCGGCGAGACGCTGCACGTCTGGGTGGACGGCCAGGACGTCACGCGCGACTGTTACGAGGCCGACACGATCTGTTCGGCCTCGTCGCGATCATAGCGGCCGGCCGCGCTGATGTCTGTCGTGTACCCCATGCGGCCGGGCCGCCACCAGGCGCCGTGCTCCATGGACCACACGAGAAACCGATCACCCGCGGGCATCGGCACGTCGCGCGCGGAGCGGTGGACGTCCTCGCGTGGATTCGTCGCCGCGGCGAATCACCTCGAGGACCGTCGGGCAGTCGGCGAAAAACCCGCGCGCATGCTCCACGAAGGTACGAATGAAGTAGTGGTGATCGTCAGAGAGCTCTGGGTGGCGCGCGGCGAGCTGCAGGAGCCCCACAGCGCGCAGCATCGACGACGCGGAGAAATGAAACTCGCACGCGCCTTTCGTGGACATCTCGCGCGCCATTGCTTGAAGGGTGTCGTCATCGGCGTCTGCCATGGATCTGCCTCCGAAGTCAATACAGCGAAACCCTCTTGGACTTTGGTCCCGATCGCTCTGCACGCCGCCTGTATGCCGATCATGCGAGGACACCAAGTGTACGAATTGTCAAGGCGTTCGATCTTGTAATTGGTGCTGATTGCACACCATGTAAACATCGCATGTTGATTTCGCTAACGTCTCGGCGTACGGTGTGGCGTGCGGTTGTTTCTGTTTCCATAGGGGCGGCGGCGATGATCGAGAGCCGGCGGCGACCCGTTCGTATCACGATCCCCGCAGCGGACGCGCGATTGCTGCGGGCCTTTTATCGGCTACCCGAGCATCAGCAAGCTACCGGGCGCTTGATGCTTTGGGAACTCGTCTCGGCGACTTTGGGCGTATCAGATCCTCGCAGAGCCGTACGACGTTTGCCCGCGTCGACGGTTTCATCGCGCGGTACATCTCGATAAGGTGCCCTTCCGTGGTGTCAGCCGGCGTGTCCAACAGCGCGAACAACGTGTGCCCGAACGCGAACGCGATCTGTTCCAGAGTTTCGATGTCGGCGTCGTGCGCGCCTGAAAGGTACCGCGACATCCACGGCTGATCCTTCCCGATGCGGACCGCTAACACGGCCTGGCTGGTGTGCGTCAACTCCAGCCATTGCTGGACGCGCCGACGGGCGCGAGCGGAAATCGGGAGCGGGTCGGACGGCGGCGTAGGCATCCCGTCCACGATAAGCGACTCCATCCGTAGTTGAGTAACGACGATACATTAGATGCATATACTTGACAAGGGGCGTTTGGAGCATAAACATAATGCCGATTCAGCAAGCCTATGTCGAAACGCGTTCGTCTGACGAACCCGCGCCGTCGCCGCCGATTTCCGAACTTGGCGGCCTATCTCATGCTGACCGGCGACTCGCAACTCGATGTCGCCGAAGCGGTTGGGACCACGCAGGCCCAGATCTCCCGGATCGTTCGAGGGTTGAGCATTCCGCGCCACTCGCTGGCGCGGAAGCTCGCTGAGCATTGCCGGATCCCCATCGAATCGTTTGTGCGGGAGTACACCGGGCGCTAAACACCGAGCGTAAAGGAATCGTTTTATGTCAGAGAGGCGCGACCTTCCTGAACCGTCCACGTTGCCGGCGCCGACGCGGCCGATCGGCACGATCGGTCAACAACCCTTCGGCATCGCACCGCACACCTTCGATGAAGCGTGGCGGTTTGCGAACTTCCTGGCCGAGTCCGCGCTGGTGCCGAAAGACTTCCGCGGCAAGCCGGGCGACGTGCTCGTGGCGTTGCAGCTGGGCGCGGAGGTCGGCCTGCCGCCGATGCAGAGCATGCAGAGCATCGCGGTAATCAATGGCCGCCCGTCGATCTGGGGCGATGGGTTTCTCGCGCTGCTCGTCGCGTCGAAGGTCTATCGCGACCACGATGAGTACTACGAGGTCGGCGTCGAGCAGACGGCGCTCGAGGTGCGCGACCCGGCGCGCGGCCCCGAGGAAGTGCGCAAGCGCGTGCTGGTGCGCTGCGCCGGCTTGACCACCGAAGACCTGAAGCAGTCCGACACCGCGGCGGTGTGCACGTTCTACCGCCGCGATCGCGAGGCGCCGATCACGCGACGCTTCACGATCGGGCAGGCGCGCCAGGCGCATCTGATCGGCAAAGAAGGTCCATGGTCGACGTATCCCGATCGCATGCTCGCAATGCGCGCGCGCTCGTGGGCCGGCCGCGATGCGTTCCCCGATGTGTTGCGCGGCCTGGTCGCCGCCGAGGAAGCGCGCGATCTCGATACAGTCGATGCGGAGTACCGCGTGGCGCCGCAACGCGCGAGTGCGACGCTTCCAGCTTCGGCGGCTGCTCTCAGCACCGTCGAGGCGCCACCGACGGAGCTCGCCGACTCGCGCCCGGCGACTCCGCACGGGGCGCCGACGAAGGATCGAACGAGTCCGCCGGCCGCGGTCACCATGCCGCCGGCGCGCGGCCTGCGGATCACGCACACCGAATACGTGACACCGGCCGATGGTGAGCCGTACTACCGCATCAGCGCCGAGGGCGCGAGCGGCACGTGGGTGTTCGAGACGTTCGACGCCGGCACGTTCAAAGAAGCGCAGTCGTTCGAGGGCACCGATCACCAGGTGGTCATCACGTGGGAACCCACGAAGACGGCGCAACGCATCGCGAAGCGGATCTGTACGCTCGCGATCGATGAGGCGCCCGTCGGACCGTCGCTGTTCACGTCGTAAGCGAGCGCGCGCGCGATGGCTCTGGAGTTTGATCCCGCGACGCACGCCTACAGGCTCGACGGCGCACCCGTCCCGGGCGCGACGCAGATCTTGCGCGACGCCGGCCTCGTGTGCTTCGACGGCATTCCGCAGTACATCCTCGAGCGCGCGCGCGAGCGCGGGAGCGCGGTCCATCAACTCTGCCACTACCTGAACGAGCGCGATCTGAACTGGGCGTCGGTCGATCCGCACTACCGCCCGTACCTCGACGCGTGGATCACGTTCTGTGAAACGTCGGCGCTCGTGGTGCTGCTCTGCGAGTACCGCGTCGCCTCGCGCCGGCATCGCACCGCCGGCACGCTCGACGTGCTCGGCGAAATCGGCGACGTCGGCTGGTTGCTCGATTACAAGACCGGCGATCCGAACGACGTCGCGGCGGACCTGCAAACCGCGGCGTACCTCGGGATGGCCACGGAGCAAGCGGCCACGGATCCGGAGCTCGCGGCGGTGCTCGGTCGGCACGCGCACTGGCGGCGCGCGGCGGTGCGCCTGCGCAACACCGGGCGCGTGAACGTGACGGAGTACACGAACCCGCGGGACTACGGGTCGTTTCAAATGTTGGCGGCGGCCTGGCACATTCGCGCGAGCCGCGGCGCGGTGTCGCTGCCGATCGAGGAACTGGTCGCATGAACATCGCCCAATTTCCGAAGACGAGATCGCTGCCGCCGATCCCTGAGCCCGGGCAACTGACACCCGAGGAACGGAACGTTTGGGATTGGCTGATGCAGGGCACCAGCTTCGACACGATGGTGATCGATCTGACGCCACGCCTCGCGCGCCTGCTGCTGTCCCGCGTCGCCGAAAACCGAAAACTCCGTCCGGCGACTGTGCATCGGTACCAGCGGCAGATGGAGCGAAAACAGTGGCTGCTGACGCACCAGGGCATCGCCATTTCGACGCGGTACGAAATGATCGACGGGCAACACCGGTGTGTTGCCGTAGTCGAATCAGGCGCCACGATCGAAATCCTCGCGGTGCGCGGGGTTTCGCAGGACGCCATGATCGTGCTCGACAGCGGGGCGATTCGCACGGATACCGAAGCCATTCAATTCAGCGATGTCGGGCTACGTGATCTGGATCCAACGGAGTCGAACACCGCAAAACGAATGATGCGAGGTCGGCGCGGTGTCTCGCGTGAGGACGTGCGCGCGTTTATCCATCGACACCGCGAGGCAATCCGGGCGGTCTGCAACGTTCTGCTGCGGAAGTCGGACGGCAGCAAAAACAAGATCATCAACGTTACGACCTACGATGTCGTTGCCGTCTTAGCTCGGGCGATGTACCACGCACCACACGAGCAGGTCTTGGCCGGCGCCCGTTTTCTTGCGAGCGGCGAGCAAGAGAGCAACGAACAACTGCAACCGCTGTTGGTTCTGCGGGAGTGGTTGCTTGGGGCAACAAAAAAGCAGCTGCGGCAACGCTACGGCAAAACCGCCAAGGCCGTTCACGCGTACCTCAATGGGCGTCAGATCCCCAATCGACAAAAGTTGCTCGAAGCGCAGGACGAACTCTTCCCGTTACCAGAGGAGTTGGTCGCGTGAAGCATGCGCCCGTCAATGTCGCAGTCACGCACGCGGTGGTGACGCACGTGCCGATCGCGGACATCGTGATCGGCGAGCGGCGCCGTACGAAGCTTGGCCGGTTGAACGCTCTCGTCGCCAGCATCAAAGCGAACGGTCTCGTGCATCCGATCCTGCTGCGCGGGACCACCCTGGTCGCGGGGCACCGTCGACTAGAAGCCTGCCGCTCGCTGAACATGAAAACGATTCCAGCGCGGCAGGTCGCCCACATGACCGACGAGGAACTGCGCGCCATCGAGCTTGACGAGAACACTGCACGCGAAGGATTGACGACGTTGGAGGCGAGCAGGACGCGCCTCGCGCAGATTCGACAGGCCGAGGCAGACCTGAAGTCGAAGGCGGTTTCTGTTCCAAGTGGGAACGAAAAGCGCCCTCACCGCAAGACAGGACGAGCCCCAACAGGCAGGCCACCCGAGACGAACTCAATGCGTGGCGTTGCCGAAGCGACCGGGATCTCGCCGGCCGAACAGGACCGCGTTGAGCGCCACGTCGCGCTCGCCGAGCAGTACCCGTTCCTACAACGGTCCGGATGGGGCCGGCCTGACGCACTCGACGCGGGTCAGTACCTGAACCAACTACCAGAGGCAGATCGCGGACCGATCGCGGCACTGCTGAATCAACCCGGCATTCCGCCGGAAAAGGCGTTGCCGTGCCTCGCACACGCCGTCGAAATGGAATCCGCCGCACGTCGCCACGTCATCGCGTTATCCACCGATCCCGACGACTTGAAGCGGCGCGAGGCGCTGACAATCCTCGCGAAAGTACCGCCGCCAGCAGATCCCGCACTCGGCGCGGTGTCCGAGATGGTCGACCTCGGTCGACGCGCCACAGGCCTTTGCAGGATGCCGCAGTTCAGGTCACGCATCGCGGACACCACGAAGCAGATTTCCGACATTTACCGGGAGTTTAGCGCCGCAGATAAGGAGGCCCGTCGCAATGGCCAAACTGTTTGCTGATTCCGATCTGGCAACGACCGAGGCGGCAATCCGGGATCTCTTTCGGCGACTCGGCGGGAACGTGCCGATCCACGAACTAGCCGACGCGGTGATCGAGCAAGGCGTGCTGAACGATGAAGAGCTTGATCGCATCACGCGCCGCGGCGTGATGGAGCGCTGTCGTCATGCGCTCAGTCACGAGACGAAGGAAGGTGTTCCATACGCGCAACCGGTTCGCGGCGGCAAGCGGGCGCCCTGGATCCAACTTGATCTCTATACAGCCGATCAAATGGCGTCGTTGCTGAACCGTCGCGCCGATGGCATCGGCGACGACTGTGCCAAATGGTGGCGGCTCTACACGTGGGCCTCGGCGAAATACCCCGAACCGTTCCACGTACCCGGGCACATCCAGCGATGGCACGACGACGTGGTCAACGACGACGGGGACATTGAATATCGCGAACGCGACGAGGACGAGGACGAGGACGAGGGCGACTGATGCCGAGAGCAGCGAAACGACTCACCGATCCCGACGTCGTCACCGATCCGCTCGCGATCATCGAGCAGTACGCGCGCGACGAGGACATCGTCCGCCGCAGCGACGAATTTCTCGAGGTCGTGACGCGCGTTGTCAGCGGGTGGGGCACCGCCTACGAGCAGCGCATCGCGCGGATCGTCACCGAATCGAACGCGGTGCGCTCGACAGCCGATCAGGCGCAGGTCGCCGACACGCTGAAAGAGGCGGTCGCAACGCAACGCGAGGCCGAGGCCTTTTTCAAACCGCGGAAATCCCTATTCGACAAGGTGCACGACATCGTGTGCGGCCGCGAGAACAGCCTGATCAAGGCGAAGCTGCTGCCGTGGATCGGATCCGCGCGGCAGCACTTGCTCGACTTCGATCGCGCCGAGGAACGTCGACTGCGCGAAGACGCGTGGGCGCGCGAAGAGGCCGCCCGTCGCGACGAACAGGAACGGCTCCTGCGCGAAGCCGAGAGCTTGCAGGCGCGCGGCGAACCCGAGCTCGCGAACGTGGTGCTGGAGCAAGCGGCGCACGCACCCGCGCCCGTCATTCAACCGGAACCGCGCGAGCGGATCGCCGGCATCTCGAAACCGATCGCGAATTGGAAGTGGCGCCCGATCGGCGGCGACACGCCGGAGGCACGCGCACGCGCCGAGAAGCTGGTCCCGCGCGAGTTCCTGGAGATCTCCGATCGGAAGTTGACCGCGCACGCGAAGGCCTTCGGCAACACGGTCCGCGTCCCGGGCGTTGAGTTCTACGACGCGGGCACGCTGCGGGTGCGGCCGTGACCAGCGACATTCCGACGTTCGTGCTGCGGAACGAATCGACCGGCCGCGTCATCTTGGAGTGGACGCCCGAGGCCGCGATGTGGATGGACCTCCAAGCATTCGCCGAGGCCTCGGGCATGAGCGTCGAGGACGTGATCCACCGCGCGCTCGTGCACACGTTGAGCACCGCGAACGGCGAGGAATCGCTCGTCAAGCGCAAGGGAGCACAGCCATGAGCCGGCGCGCGGATCGATGGGCGAAACAGCAGGCGCTCGAACGCGAGTGGGCGCGCGACCCGCGCCTTGAACGGTCCCGCTCGCTGGTCGAGGTCCCGCGGGACGAGCAGTGTCCGGCCGCGCTCGGGCGCCGCTGCTCGTTCACCATGCGCGGCAACGATGGCGTGTATCGCTGCTGGTACTGCTGCAAAACGAAGGCGCAGGCGGCCGCGGAGCGGGCGCAGTCATGACGGCGATCGCCGGCGCGCTGCTGCTCGTGGTCTTGCTCGCAACGATGGTCCGTCGCCGCCGGCGTCGAGCAACGCGCGCGGCCTGGCTGCGGGATGTGCGTCGCGCTGACTGCTCGCGCGGCGTGGAAGGAGTCTCGATTCGATGGCCGATCAAACACTCCTGACCATCATCGAGCAGCACGTGGCGTTCGCGGGGCTGATCGAGCACGCGTTGGCCGCGATGGAACTGGGCGCGTTCGCCACGGCGGCCGCGTACTTCGAGATGGCCGCACGCACCACGTCCGTCGCCCAATTCGAGAGCGTGGCCCTGCACGCGGCGTGGTGCTGCCGCGAGCTCGCCGACGGCCACGTGTCGCAGCCGGACTGAACCCGATGCCGCGGTTGCCGCCGTATCCCTACGTCGACTGTCCGCAGCATGGCGAAGGCCGACTGCTGCTCGGGTACTGCGTGTGCCGACACATCCTCGAGGAACACGCGGTGATCGCGCACACGATCGAGGCGACGAGTCGGCGACTCGGCGAAATGCTCTGTGAGGTCTGCCACGCGACGCCGCCGACCGTCGATGACCTGCGGCTGATCTGCGCGCGCTGCGTCGAGAACCTGCGCGCGCCGGTCATTCACTGAGGTGCATAGATATGCCCCGACGACCACGATCCCATCAACCCCGCAAGGCGCCGAAGGTCGCGTACCGCTACATCGAGCCGACGAGCGATCAAGGCCGGCCGATGTACATGCTGCTGCGCGAACTCGTCGAGACGCATCACGCCGATCTGCGGCAGGCGCAGATCGCGCTGGCCTGGAACCTCTCGTGGCGGCCCGATCTCGACGGGAGACTCGTGCTCGGGAAATGCCACAAGGTGTCAGACCTCCACCGCGAAGTGGCGGAGGTACGCGCCTATGACTTCGTGATCATTCTGCTCGAACGCTTCTGGACCGACGTGCTGGTGAACGAGCGGCAACGCCGCGCGCTGCTCGACCACGAACTCTGTCACGCCGACATCAAGCGCGACGCGCACGGCGATCCGATCACCGACGAGCGCGGACGCACCGTCTACCGAATCCGCAAGCACGACCTCGAAGAATTCGCGTGCGTCGCGGAACGGTACGGGTGCTGGAAAAAAGACCTCGAAGGCTTCGCGTCCGCGCTCGAACGCGGGCGCGAGCGCACGACCGATCAATGGGTGGGCTATCGCTCGCTGCAGGCCGATCTCCACCAGGCCGGCCTCGACGTCGCCATTGAACGCATCGTCGAGTGGAACGAAGACCAGCGACGCGAAGCGCGCACGTACGCGCTGTTGCGCCGAGACGTGGAAGGCCGCTCCGTCGTCGATGCGCCGGCATTTCTCACCGCGAGCGAGTAGCCGAACCGATGTGGACGCGCCTCGACGATGGACTGCTGGATCACCCGAAGATCCTCGCGGCCGGGCAACTGCTCGGGCGCGATGGCGCCTGTGTGGCGCTCGGCACCTATGTGATGGGTCTGGTCTGGACCAATAAGCAATTGACCGACGGGTTCTTACCGACGCAAGTCGTGGTGGGGTTCGCAGACAAAAACCGACGGCAGGCGACGAAACTCGCCGACGCGCTCGTCAAAGCCGGCCTATGGGAACGCGTCGACGGAGGCTTTCGAATTCACGACTTCGAGCACTACAACCCGAGCGCGGCCAAAGTGCGCGCGAATCGCGAATGGACCCGTCAGCGCAAACAACTGTTTTCAGACATCCCGCTGATGGATCAGATCCGACACCGCGATCAGGATCGCTGTCGTTATTGCGGCGAGCCGGTCAATTGGACCAATCGACGAGGACCACTCGGTGCGGAGTTCGACCACGTCAAACCGCGCGGGCCGAACTCGCTCGATAACGTGGTCATCGCGTGTCATCGCTGCAACAACGTCAAAGGCAGTCGCACGCCGGAGGAAGCCAATATGCCACTCCTGCCGCCACCGTCGAGGAGGAAAAACGGTGCGGCTTGACACACGGATTCGATTCGATCTACGTGCGCGCGCCAGCGTGCGCGACGCGCGCGCCGGTATCCCGCGCGCGCGGTACCAGTACCAGTACCAGTACCAGTACCAGTACCCATTAAGAGATCCCGGCGGACGATCTTCGTGCTTGTAGGTACTTGGATTTAAAAGAGCAGGCCGCGCCAAAATGCGCGCGGCCGAAATACTGAGAAAAAATGCAAAACCCAAAAACGCCGGATCCGCTGCTCAGCGGAACCCGACTGCTCGTGAAGGTTTTGCAGGACCTCGTGCGCACGCAGCGGTTCGACTCGTACGCGGATCTCGTCGACGCGTTGAAGTACCGCTGCGCCGATCTCCGCATTCCGTACGCGACGCCGACGATCGAGCAAGCGATCACTCAACTCGAACGCGGCGGCCGCTGGTCGCTCGTCGCCACAGTGCCGACGCGATCGGAAGACCACACGTCCGACGTGTCCGAGCCGCCAGCGATCGGCCGCGAGGAGGCCGCTGCAATTCTCCGGAAGATTCGTACGCGGCTTGGTGACGGCGCGGCGCCGCGGCCAATGCCGAAAGCCAAACCGGTGATGCTCGCTACGGCACTCCGCGCAGGCTGGCAGCGGAACCGCGCGCGCGCACTCGCGATCGTGCTGGATGAAATCGACGCGGCGAGCGCGCGCGTGGCTGCCTTGGAGGAGAAGCCATGAGCACGTGGCGCACGTTCGCGTTCATCGTGCTGTGCGGCCGGTGTGGCCGGCACATCGCGGCCGGCGAGTTGGTGCGCGTGATCACCGCGGCCGGCTGCCGCTGGAAGTTGAACCGCTGCCTGGGCTGCAGCGCGGCGGAGGGCATCACACCGCCGCGCGAGGAGGAGACACCGCGGTGACGTCGCTCGTGTTCACGGTCTACGGCGAAGCGCGCCCGCAGGGCTCGATGAAAGCGTTCCTGCCGCAAGGCTGGCGCCGGCCGATTCTCACGAGCGACAACGTACACCTGAAATCCTGGCGACAGCTGGTGCAGGAGCGCGCGAATGCCGCTGTGGCGGATCTCGAGGACGCGCAGCGCGGGCCGATGGTCGGCGGTGTCCGCTTGACGATCGCGTTCTATCTGCCGCGGCCGCAATCGCTGCCGCGGCGCGTCATCGCGCACACGCGGAAGCCCGACATCGACAAGCTGGTGCGCGCGATCTTCGACGCATTGCACCACATCGTGTACCTGAACGACTCGCAGGTCTGCGAGCTGGTGACGGCGAAGTACTACGCGGATGACGGGCAGCTACCACACGTCGACGTCCGCGTGGATGCGACGTTCGGCCTGTTGCCGGCGCGAGTCCCGGCGGCGCCGTTGCCGCTGTTCGAGCGAGGCGCGGCGCTATGACGCGCACCGCTTGGATGACGACGCGCGGGCCACTGGAGCAGACGCGGATCTGTCCCGCCTGCAAGCGTCCAGCGAACGCCGTGACCGGCGTGAAGCTGCACCGGCCGCCGCGCGAGGAAGAAACGGTCCCGCGACCGGGCTCGATCATCGTCTGCGCGTACTGCAGCGCGTGCTGTATCGAGCAACCGGCGCCGTTTGGTTTGCGGCTGTGTACGCAGGAGGAGTTCGCGCAACTGGACCCGGAGATTCAGCATCTGGTGCGGGTGTGGACCGACATCCGCGCCGGGAAAGGGAGGAGCGATGGCACTCAATGAATTGCGCTTCGCAGTCGAGTTGAACATGCAGGGTGATCTCGAACGCTTGCGACCGCCGATCGACGCGGCCGCGGCGCAGGTCGCGCAGTTGGCCGCGGATCAAGGCCTCGAAGCTGTGCGTGTCGAATTCAAGCTGGTGATCGAAGGCGTACCGGCAACCGACGCCGACGCGAAATGAACGAGGAGGTCAGATGCTGCTGAATCGCTCGCGTGCTGCTGGTAAGACTGCGCCGACTCTGAAGATCGCGATGAAGTCGGGGCAGAACGGGAAATACGTGTCTGCCGACGACAACGACGCGGATCGGCTCGTCGCCAATCGCGATCACGTCCAGCACTGGGAAACCTTCGAGATCTACATGGTCGACGAGGCCGGCAACCTCGTGCCGATCACGTTGCCGCCGCCAGGCGGTACGGCGCCGCCCGACACGGCACCGCCCGACACGACGCCTCCACCGAGCACGACGGCGGATCAAATTCCGATCGATCAGATCACGTTCGTTAACGGGCCGAACATTCGGGAGTTCGCGCAGACCACGAAGATCACGCAGCTGCGCGTGGCGGGCAACATCTACGTCGAGTTCGACAAGAAATTCGGGCCGAATCGCTGGCCCGACTTCGTGCCGCCCGGTTGGGATGGTCCGCTGCAGTACTCGATGGGCCTGGTCGTCAAGGTCAGCGGCGCCTGGTATTCGTCGGCGCCGATCGAGTGCTGGAACCACGAGACGCTTGGCTTCGGTGGCCCGATCCCCGAGCAGGTGATCCCCGATGGGCGCGGGCAGATTCAGGGGAACTGGTACTACAACTCCGGCTGGTACCCGCTGAACACCGCGCATCCGCAGCCGCACGAGGAACTTGGGTTCTATGTCGTGGCGGGCGACGCGCGCAACAACTATTGCCCGATGCGCGAGCGATCGCAAATCGTGAAGTTCCCACTGCCGGTGCCTGGTGGCGATCAGACGTGGACATGGTGAGGAGGCGACGGCTCAGCGTGCAGCGCGGCACGGGCGATCAGATGCGCACAATCGCGGCACCGCCGGTGTCGGAGAAAATTCGCGCGGATCTCGCGGCGTTGGACCCGCGGGATCCGACGTTTTCGCTCGTGCTGTCGCTGCACCAGATTGAGGACCTCGCCGCCGGGTTCTGCCCGGCGCTCGTCACCGCGATGGCGCGGTTGGCGCTCGACACCGAAGATGCGATGCACCGGCAGGCCCGCGCGCGCGCGGCCTCCGATGAATTGCGACGGAGGCGACGTGAGCAGCGCACCCGCTGAACGCACGTACGAATGGCTGACCGTGAAGGAAGCGGCGGCACGCGCGAAGTGCTCAACTGCGCTGATCTATCTCGCGGTGCGCCGCGGGCAGCTGCGGGCCTCGCGACTCGGCGTGCGAAAGGACATCCGCATTCTCGAATCGTGGCTCGACGCGTGGATCGTGAGCCTGAGCACACCGACGTTGATCAATCCCGATGCGCCTGGTGACGACCCGCCGCCTGTCGGACCCCTGCCATTTCCACGTAAAAAATAAGTCGAGACATCGCAATATATCTGCTGCTATCATTTGCAGCATGACAAATAAACGCAAGGCACCGAAAGCGGAAGGCTTGTTCGTTCGCGTGGATCCGAGGGTGAGGCAAGTGCTCGACGCCATCAAAGAACGCGATGGCGTTCCTTATCGCGCGCAGCTGGAGCGCGCGATCGTGCTGTGGGCGCAGTCCAAAGGAATCGAGGTGCGCCTGTGAAGCGCGGGCGAAAGCCGGCGCCGACGAAGTACACGAGTGTGGTAACGCACATCGGCCCGGTGCGGCCGATGACGCCGGAACTGCGGCAGCAGCTGGTCAAGGAATTTGCGCGGTGGCTCGAGGCGGATTACCGGCGCCGCCACGGATTGCCGAAAGGCGGTGCCCGGTGAAGCACGACGAGATTCGGAAATCGATCCACGAGATTCTCGACTCGCACGACGACGCGCTTGCCGCGATTCGGAACGCGAGCGAGAGCATGCTGATGGTGCTGAAGGCGCACGACGCCGCGGTGGTTAGCGCCATCGAGGCGAACCGCGCCGCGCTACGGTTACTCGAACGCATCGACCGCGAGAACGGCGGCGCCGCATGACGAACAGTCAACTCTATCTCGCGATCGGCGTGCCGATCCTTGTCAACATCGCGTTCAACGGCTTATTGATTCTCGTCCTGCAGACGTCGCTCAATCGACGGATCGACGACCTGCGTGACTTATGGCGCGCCGAACTCGGCCGTGTCGAACGACACTTCGACGAACGATTCGTCGCGCTCGAAGCGATGTGGCGCGGCGAATTGCACCGCGTCGAAGAGGTGATCGATGCCCGGCTGAAATCACTGGAGGAACGCCGCTCATGAGCACAGTCCTCCTGACTCACTACCAGGCTTTCGACCGCGATGGTCGGCGTCTCGGTTCTTACGATGCCGCCGAATCGGCTATCAGACATGCGATCAAGCATGGACTAGCAGTGCGCGTTCTCCATCGATACAACTGGGGCGGTTACACCCGTCTCGGGGAGTGGCTCTATCGTCCAGACGACTGGCCTGTCGATTGGAGGGAACGCCAATGAGCATCGTCAAAAAACGCTGCGGCTGCGGCGAAGCGCGCTGGACTAAGTGTACCGATCCTTGGTACCTGAAAGTCGTCGAAGTCACTGACGCGAGCGGGCACACGCGCTCGTACGCGCCGAACCTCACGCGTTACGCGCGCGTGGTACTCAATCGCGCGATCACCACGAAAACCGAAGCGGAAGAGGTCGGCGAGGACGTCCGACGCGCCATCCGCGACGGCACTTTCCAGGACGCGCGCACGCAGCGCACCGCGAACATTGCGCAAGCCATCGCGCAAGGCCGCACGATCGCGGAACTGGCGCCGAGCTACGACGCGGCGCACATCGACGGCGACCCGGTCAAGAAGCCGAATTCCAAAGTAAACGACCGCGCCATCCTAAAGCGGTTGAGCATTGCGTTCGCGGATCGGCCGGCGGCTTCACTCGACATCAACGACCTTGTGGCCTTCCGCCGCGGGCTCGATGTTGCGAACTCCACGTGGAACAAGCATCGAACGTTCATCGGGCAGTTTTTTCGATGGGCGAAATGGTCCGGGCACATCGAGGTCGATCCGATCGCCGCGGCGCCGCCGGACATGGTGAAACTGTTGCGCCGCAAAAAAGCACGGCAGCGGCTGCGGCGCATCAACGACACCGAGTGGGCGAATCTCCTCGAGGCCGCGCAGGAGAACCGGTACGCAGACGTCAGCACGCGCGTACGGGCGCTCTTGATCGCGCTGTGGGAAACGGCCGCGCGTATTGGCGAATTGCTCGCGCTGCAATGGCGGGACGTGCACCTTGAGCAACGCTATCTGTTCATCCGCGCCGAAGAGGACGGCGCCGGCAAAACCGAAGAGGGCCGCACGATCGACCTCTCGCAACCGCTCTACGATGTGTTGCTCACGTTGCAAATGGACCCGGCGGGCCAGCGATTTCCGCGCGCCGCTTACGTGTTCGGCAATTCCTACGGCGAGCGCGTGAAGAGCATCGATAAGGCCTTCAACACGCTGGTGCTTCGGGCGAACAACATCGAACCCGAATGGACCGGCCGCGGCGGCTCGCTCATTGAAGCTTCACGCGCCGAGTTGAGCCGCATCGATCTCAACGTACATGACATTCGGCACGAGACAGCCTGCCGTTGGCTCGCAAGCGGGTGCTTCGATCTCGCGCAAATCAGCAAACGCCTCGGCCACACCACGGTGGCGCAAACCGCGACCTATCTGCACGCGGAAACAGGCTCGCTGCGCCACGCACAACGCCAGTACGACCAGCACCGCCAGCAGGAAGAACAGCAGGAGAAAACCGCTCAATCCGCGCAAACTCCGTACAAAGTCCGTACAAATACCGCAGGCCGGTCGAATCGCGCGCAACTGCCACGGCTCATCAAAGGACGTAACACACCGCACAATCAGTAACTTACAGGACACACGCGCCCGTAGCTCAGGGGATAGAGCACCCGCCTCCTAAGCTTTTTCAGGCCTTTTGCAGTTCTCGATCGTGGGTGCGCATTCGCTAATTCCCTAACAAATCAGCACATATGCCGCAGCGACTAATCAAGTTGCTGCGGCACTTTTCAGCAAACTCCGTACAAAGTCCGTACAAAATTCGCGCGAGAGCGCGCCCGCGCGCGCTACCAAACTGCATTTTGAAAATGCAGAATGCTCCGCGTAGGATCGGCGCGTGGCGCGAAGGAAGACCCATGTCGAGCATCAACGACAAGCTCGGAATACGACCCGCCGGTAAGCGCGCCATGATGAAACTCCCGGAGGATCGCGCGCTCCGGAACCGCGTCACCGCGGCGCGCTGTCCGCAGTGCGATCGCACCGGTGCCCGTCTGTCCCGTCTGTCGCGAGCACGCTCGAACTCTGGTGCTCGTGGTGCAACGCACGGTGGCCATTGCCCGAGGTCTGAATGCCGCATCGTCCGCCGCGCGTGTGTTCGACTTGCGGCCAAGTAGGGTGCTCTGGGCACGCGAAACCCTCCTGGCAGACTGCACGTGTCGAACCGCCCCGCATCCGTGGCCGCCGCTTGCAGTGGATGCGGCGCATGCTATTCGAGCGGTCGCCGCTGTGTGTGCTCTGTCGCGCTGCCGGTCGTATCACTGTCGCGACCATTCGCGATCACATCGTCCCGCTGGCCGAAGGTGGCGCAGATGCCAGCCACAATGAGCAGGCGCTCTGCGTCGCGTGTCACGATCTCAAGAGCGCCGCCGAGACGGCGCGCGGGATTGCTCGCTCTCACACATCACGATCATCATCGGCAGTTACAGCGAATCGGATCGCTGTAACTGCACGCGAAGATCATCCGAAAGCGAAAGGTCCGATTTCGTCATGACCGGGGGGGCAGTCGCGTGCAGTCACGCGCAGCCGGAAACCGACGCCGGCTGGCAATTTTTGTCACCCGAGATGGTTTGGCGCGCCAATGTGTGCAGTTCCAACCATTTCGCTTTCGCCTCTGCACGAGGCCGAAAAGTTAGCGGATCGTGAAACGCCGTAAGTTGTCGACGCGGATCGTGAAACGCCCGCTGTCACGAGTGACGCGACGGCCGCCGCGACCGCCGCGCCTCTCCGATGCGGAACGCGCGCGGCGCGGGACGTTAGAACCGTATCTGCGCCGGGAGACCAAACCCAAGCCCACGCGTGTCCGACCGATCCCGCGTCCGTCGCTGCGGGATTATGTGCGCATCGCGCGGCAGTACGGCGCGGACGTCCTGAGCGGGCGACTCGTCGCGTGTGACTGGGTCAAGCTCGCGTGTGAGCGCCAGGACCGCGACACGATGCGCGCGACCACCGATCCGAGCTGGCCGTACGTCTGGAGTGATGCCCACGCGGTCGAGGCCTGCACATTCCTCGAGCATCTGCCGCACGTCGAAGGGCAATGGCCGACGCGGACGCTGCAGCTCGAGCCGTGTCAGATCTGGCTGGTGACGACACTCGTCGGCTGGCGACAGCGCGCGCATCCGGCGCGGCGGCGATTCACGGTGCTGTACTTCGAGGTCGGGCGCAAGGCAGCGAAGTCGACGCTGATGGCCGGTCTGGCGTTGTATCACATGCGGCACGAGCACGAACCCGGCGCGCAGGTCGTCTGCGGCGCGACGACGGGATCGCAAGCGCGGATTGCCTTCGGTATTGCCCAGAAGATGGTGCGCGCCTCGGCCTGGTTGCGCGCGCGCGGGTTCCAGGCGTTCGCGAATGCGATCATCACGCCGACGGCGGCGGCGAAGCCGGTCAATGCGAAGGCCTCGACACAAGACGGCTTGAATCCCAGTTGCATCGTGCTCGACGAATCGCACGCGCAGAAATTCGCCTTACACGATGTGTTGCGATCGGCGCAAGGCGCGCGCACGAATCCGCTCCTGTTGTGCCCGACGACGGCCGGGTACGACTTGCTATCCGTCGGCTACGCCTTGCGCACGACGGTCACCAAAGTCCTCCAACAAGTCTTTCCGGCCGAGCATCTGCTCGGCGTCATTTACACGCTCGACGAAGGCGACGACTGGCGCGATGCGCGCGTGTGGCAGAAGGCGAACCCGATGATTGGGATCACGCCCACGCGAGACTGGGTGCAACAGTACTGCGCCGACGCGCAACAGACACCGGGCCTCGAGGGCGAGTTCCGCGTCAAGGTGTGCAGTGAATGGCTTCAGAGCGCGCGGACGTGGCTCTCCCTGACGCAATGGGACGCGTGCACGGATCCGACGCTGAGACTCGAGGCATTCACCGGCGCGCGTTGCTGGATGGGCGGCGACCTCGCGCAAATCGACGATCTCGCCGCGGTCGCGTTGTGCTTCGAACGTGATGCCGACATCGTCGCGTTCGTGCAGTTCTATTTACCGCGGGCCGTCGTCGAGGAACGCGCGCGCACAGTGCCGGCGTATCTTGCGTGGACGCGCGCCGGCGTGCTGACGCTGACGGATGGCACCATGATCGATTACGGCCGCATCGAGGCGGACGTCCGCGCCTGGTGCAAACGGTTTCGCGTCGAGGCGCTGCGGTTCGACCAGTACGGATCCGCCGGGATCGTCTCGAGTCTGGCCGCGGACGGCTATCCGGCGGCGATTCTCGACAAGAACCGGAAGACGATCACGCCGGCGGCGCGCGAACTCGAGACGCGCGTCAAGCACGGCCGATTCCGGCATGATGGCAATCCCTGCCTACGCTGGAACGCCTCGAATGCCGTCGTCACGCGTGGCGTCGATGATTCGATCATTCCGAAAAAAGACCTGCCGGAATCGCCGAACAAAATCGACGGGATTGACGCGTTGCTGCAGGCCATGTCGGCGATGCTGACGCCGCCGGCGCCGACGCCGAGTTATCAGGTGTACGTGTTCGGCGGCGGCGCGCGTGTCTAAACCGCGCGGGCGGCCGCGACAGCCGGATCCGCTGGCCGTCGGCGTGCACGTCCGGATGACACCGGCGCAACGCCTTGAACTCCATCGCGTCGCGAACGAGAACGGGATGCGACTCTCAACGGTCGTGCGGGAGGCCGTCGACGAATTCGTCGGCGACTACGCCGATCGGCGGCCGTTTCGGCGCCTCACGAAGTGACCGGGGATTTTCCGTAGCACAACAATTCGGGCCGGGTGGACAATTGGCGCCCGTATGGCCGCAGTCGTCCGCCGCGCGTACGGCCTCCTGCACATCAAGGCGCTCGAAGACGAGCGCCGCACGATCGCCGGCGTGGCGTCAACGCCGGAACCCGATCGGATGGGCGACATCATCGAGCCGCTCGGGATTACGTTTCAGAATCCCGTCCCGCTGCTGCTGTATCACGACACGCGGCAGCCGATCGGGCAGGTCACCTTCAAGCCGCCGACCGCCGACGGGTTGTCATTCACGGCAACGCTGCCGGACGTGCAGGATCCCGGCACGCTGCGCGATCGGATCGAGGAGGCCTGGCAGAGTCTCAAAACGGGTCTGCTCGCCGGCGTGTCGATTGGTTTCCGGTCGATCGAGGACGCCTGGAACAAAGAGACCGGCGGGTTTCACTTTCTCAAGACGGAAGTCCTCGAACTGTCGCTCGTGGCGATTCCGGCGAACGCCTCGGCGACGATTCACACGATCAAATCGTTAGATCTGGCCGCGTCCGGCCCTCATCCGCCCGGCGTTCCGGGCCCGATCCCGATCGTCCGCGCGACAAAGGACGCGCGCCCGATGGGTACTGTCTTGACCACTCCGGAACAAATCACGCAATGGGAAGCCTCGCGCCAGGCCAAGAGTGCACGCCTGACCGCGATCATGGCCGAGGCCGCGAACACCTCGACGACGCTGGATCCCCAGCAAACGGAGGAGTACGACACCCTCGCGCGCGAGGTCGAGTCGATTGATGCACATCTCGTGCGCCTGCACGCGCTCGAAAAAACGAATCTCTCGGCGGCGGTCCCGGTGCAGCGCATCACCGATCCACCCTCGGCGTCACTTGTGCGCGGCGGGGGTCCGGTGATCACGGTCAAAGCGCTGACCGAACCGGGGACGGGGTTCGTCCGGTTCGCACAGGCCTTGATGGCGTGCAAGGGCAACGCGATGGCGGCCGTCGAATTCGCCCGACGCTGGGAGGACTCGACGCCCGAAGTGGTAATTGCACTCAAAGCGGCCGTGGCGGCCGGCACGACGACCGACGCCGTGTGGGCCGGCCCACTCGCGCCGATCAAACCCCTGGTGAATGAATTCATGGCCCTGTTGCGGCCGGCGACCGTGCTCGGCCGGATTCCGAATCTGCGCCAGGTCCCGTTCAATATCAGCGTCCCGATTCAGACCGGCGGCGGCACGTACAAATGGGTCGGCCAGAACGCGCCGAAGCCGGTCGGGTCGCTCGCCTTCGGGACGATCACGCTCGGGATCACCAAGTGCGCCGGGATCATCGTGATCACGGACGAACTCGCGCGCAATTCCACGCCGAGCGCTGAGGCGATCATCCGCGCCGACATGATCGCCGGCATCGCGCAGTTCCTCGATGTGGAATTCACCGATCCCACAAAAGCCGCGGTCGCCGGCGTCTCGCCGGGATCGATCACCAACGGCGTCACGCCGATCACGTCTGCGGGCACGACGCCAGCGAACGCGCGGACCGATATCCAAGCTCTGATCAACGCACTGACCGCGGCGAACATTTCGGCCGAGGGCGCGGTGCTGCTGATGTCCCAGACCAACGCGGCGGCGCTCGCCTCTGCTTTGAACGCGTTAGGGCAACCGTTGTTTCCGGCGTTGACCGTCAACGGCGGCACGGCGATGGGGATCCAGGTGATCGCGAGCCAATCGGTCGGCGCGAACGTGATCCTGATCTCGCCGCCGACGGTCCTGTACGCGGACGATGGCGGCGTCACGATCGACGCGTCCGTCGAGGCCTCCGTGCAGATGGACTCGGCGCCGATGAGTCCACCGGATGCGACGGTGGTCATGACCTCGCTGTGGCAGAACAATTTGGTCGGGTTGCGTGCCGAACGGTATGTGAACTGGAAACGCGGCCGCGCTGCGGGGGTGCAGTACACGGTACAGACCTATGTCGCCTAATCCGCCACTCCCGTCGCTGGATCGGTTGCGTGAACTGTTCCCCGGCATCGACGGATTTGACAAGCCTCTCGATTCACCGGTGAATCTCGTCGCCGTCGTCTATCACACGATCGACCATCAGGTCACGTTCGAGGAAGGCGACACGTACAGCACGGACTATGCGCCACTCGTCTCGACGGTGATCGGGTGTGGATTCGCGGGCCTCGCGCCGCCGGGTCCGTAGATGACGGTCTTCGGGTTCACGATCACGCGCACCAAAGCGGCGCCGCCGCTCGCGCCCGTCGTCCCCTCGCAGGGCACGACGCGCGGCGGCGGCTGGTACCCCGTCGTCCGCGAATCGTATACGGGCGCCTGGCAACAGAACGTCACCGTCGCGCCCTCGACGGTCCTCAGTTACGGCGCCGTCTACGCGTGTGTCACGACGATCGCCTCGGATGTCTCCAAGCTCGATCTGCAGTTGGTGATCGAGGACGAGTTCGGCGTCTGGACCCCGACGACGAATCCCGCGTTTTCGCCGGTACTCCGGCGGCCGAACCGCTACCAGAACCGGATCCAGTTTTTGCAAAACTGGATGCTGTCCAAACTGATCAACGGCAATGCCTACCTCCTGAAGCAACGCGATCAGCGCGGCGTCGTGATCGCGCTCTACGTCTTGGATCCGTGGCGCGTGTGGCCACTCGTCGCGCCCGATGGCGCGGTGTACTACTCGGTCGGCCGGGATCCCCTCGCGCAGCTCGCGCCGGAGGATCTCCTCACGGCCAACGGTCTGCCGGCGATCCCGGCGAGTGAGATCATCCACGATCCGATGATCCCGCTCTACCATCCATTAATCGGCGTGTCGCCGATTTACGCGTGCGGCCTCGCGGCGCTGCAAGGCCTGGCGATTCAGAACAATTCGAACAAGTTTTTTGCGAACGGATCGGCGCCAGGCGGAATCCTCACGGCGCCAGGCTCGATCAACGACGACACGGCGAAGCGGCTCAAGGATTATTGGGACGCGAATTTCACCGGCGACAACATCGGCAAAGTCGCGTTACTCGGCGACGGCCTGAAGTACGAAGCACTCAGTGTCAACGCGATCGACGCGCAGCTTATCGATCAGTTGAAATGGACGGGCGAGGACGTCGCGCGGTGTTTTCACATGCCCGCGTACATGGTCGGCATCGGCGCCCCGCCGACCCATGTCGCGACGACGGAGGCCCTCCTCCAGCAGTATTACGCGCAGTGTTTGCAGATTCTCTTGACATGCGTCGAACAGTGTCTCGACGAAGGCCTCGGGTTGGTGCTGCCGATCAACGGGACGCAGTACGGGATCCAGTTCGATCTCGATGATCTGATCTGGATGGATACCGGGACCCGCACGAAGGCGGCGGCCGACGGGATTGGATCCGGGGCCTTGGCGCCTGATGAGGCGCGCGCGAAGTACTTCGGCCTCGGCCCGGTCGCCGGCGGCGATACCCCGTACTTGCAGCAGCAGTATTTCTCGCTCGAGGCACTCGCCGAACGGGATGCGATGCAACCGTTCGCCAAACCGGTGCCGGCCGCGCAACCGCCGCAGAGGACCGGCCTGACGCCCGCGGACATTCGGCAGCGCGCCGCGGCACGGTTACTCGAGCGCGTCGCATGACCGCCGAGGAGCTCGAGGCGCTCGTCGATGGGTTGGCGCCCGTGCTGGTGACGATCATCCGCCGGGAGCTCGCGACACCGCTCCAACGCCTCGCCGCGCTCGAGGCCCAGCCCCCGGCGCGCGACGGCCGGGATGGCCTTCCTGGGCCGCCTGGCGCCCCTGGGACGCACGGACAGGACGGCCGGGATGGGGCACCCGGGCACGATGGGGCCGTTGGCCTGGGGTTCGGCGATCTGGCCCTCGAGCACGACGGTGAACGGATGATCACCATCAAGGCGATCCGTGGCGAGCTCGTGACCACGCTCGGCGTCCTGACGTTCCCGATCCCGATCTATCGCGGCGTCTGGACCGATGGGCGACCGTACAGCGCGGGCGATCGCGTGACCTGGGGCGGGTCGGAGTGGCACTGTCAGACGGCGACGGCGAGCCGGCCCGGGGATGGCTCCCGGGCCTGGACACTGGCCGTCAAACGCGGCCGCGACGGCAAGGATGGCACCCGTGGCTGACCTCGTGGGTGGGCCCTGATGGCGGCGACGTTGATCACGGTGACACAGGCGCTCGCCCATCTGCGGGTCCCGGCGACTGATCCCGATCTCGAGCTGAAGATGGCCCAGGCTGAAGCGGCGATCCTGCGGTATTGCGCCCGGACGGCGTATTGGCAGGCGCAGATCGTGAACTGGATCGATCCGGACACCGTGCCGCCAGACGTCCAGGCGGCGATTATGCTCCAGCTCGGTGAACTGTTCCGCTTTCGCGGCGACGATCTCGCCGGTGAAGGGCCGAATCGCTCCAACGGTGAAGACCTCGCGCCGGCGATTGTCGGGTTGCTGCGTCGCTGGAGCGATCCAGTGCTGCAATGAGTCCGCGCGGCGCGCCGATCGCCTCGGGCCTGCGCGATAAGCGCATCCGCCTCCAGAATCCGGGCACACCGGTGCCCGATGGCGACGGCGGGTACACGGAAGGGTTGACGGATTTGACGCCGGCCTATGTCCAGGCACGGATTACGCCGGCCGCGGTGCGCGATCTCGAGCGCGTCGCTGCGGGCACCGTCGTAGCGACGGCGACGCATCTCGTGACCATCCTGTATCACGCGCAGGTCACCACGAAAACGCAGATCATGTTCGACGACCTGGTTGCGGGCAAAACGCGCACATTCAACGTGAATGGAGTCCGGAATCCCGACGAGGCGAACATTGTCCTCGTTCTGACCTGTACCGAACTGCTCGCGCCGGCGGCGGCGTGAATGGCGCGCGTCACCTTTCAGTTGCGTGGTGTCGAGGAACTCCTCGCGGACCTGACCGCGCTCCCTGACTCCCTGCGCGACGACGCGGCGACGATCATCGAGACGGAAGCGAAGACCGCGCACGACGCGATCCACGCGGTGTACGCCGAGCACGTCGTCAGCGGGCGGCTCGTCAACAGCCTCCACGTCGAGCGGTTGAACACGACCGGCGCGTTCGGCGTCGGGTACCGCGTGCGCTCGGATGATCCGATCGCGTGGCTGTTCGACAACGGCTCGCAGGCGCGGCACTGGGCGTCCGGCAAAGCGACCGGCGCGATGTGGGGCGACACGGCACCGACGCACATCTTCGTGCGCTCGCTGATCGCGGCGCGGCGCAACATGGCGCTGAAACTGGCGGCGCTGCTGACTCGCGCGGGGTTGCGCCCGAGCGGGGACTTCAATGCCGCCGCCTGACGCCTCCGACGTCGACGCGGCGCTGATTGCGGTCCTGCGGGCGGATCCCACGCTGACGCAGCTGGCGCCGGATGGCGTCTGGTATCAACAGGCGGACGCGGGGAAAAAGCAATTCGTGATCGTGTCGCTGGCGGATCATCGCGACGTCGGGCAGTTCGGCCCGGCGCAGCACCGCACGGCGTACGAAGATGCGCTGTATCTGGTCAAGAGCGTCGAACTGATGTCGACGACGAACAACAGCAAGGCGGCGGCGGCGCGGATTCACGCGCTGCTCGAGGACGCCACGCTGATCGTCGCCGGCTACACCTGCATGACGGTGCATCGCGAATCGCGCGCACGGTTCATCGAGAAGGACCAAGTCGACCCGTCGATCAAGTGGGCGCACCGTGGCGGCAACTACCGCGTGCAGATGGCGCCCGACGCCGTGTGAAAGGACGGACAGCATGAGCATTCTCTCGGGGAAGGACGGCGAAATCCTCTACGACCCGACCGGCGCCGGTGGCGCGTCGCTCGTCGCGCTCGTGTCGATGAACAAGTGGAAGGCCTCGTTCAAGACCGACAAGATCAACGTGACGTGCTTCGGCGATCTCAACAAAGTCTACGTCCCGGGGATGAAAGACATCTCGGGCACGCTGAGCGGCTTCTACAACAAAGCCGACAAAACGCTGTTCGAGGCGGCGGACGCGATCACACCGGGCGTCCTGAAGCTGGTGCCGCACACCTCGGAGAACACCGATTTCTGGAGCGGTCCCGCGTATCTGGACGCGGACATCGATACGTCCGTCGAAGGCGCGCCGGCCGTGAGCGGTAACTTCATGGCGGCGGGCTCGTGGACGATGGCGCCGTAGTCCCGTGGGGTTCGAGCCGCGGCCGCTGTTCCAGAACGTCACGATCCGTGGGCCGCGCGGCGCCGTGATCTGGAAGCACCAGGCGTTCGAGGCCGCGACGCTCGGCGCGTGGATGGTGCAGCGGCGCGTGGACCCGCAGACGGGCCATCGCTTCGCGTGGACCCTGCGCGCGACGGTGACGCAGTCCGACAGCTATCGCATCCGGCAACGCGAGTTGCTGTTCACGGCGGCGAAGGATCACGGACACGGCTTCTGGTGCTTCCCCATCACATCGCTCGCGATCACCGGGACGCGCGTCGTCGCGGAGCTCGGAGCGCCGGAATACTGAGGGACGGACATGACGGACAGTTGGTTTGTCGAACCCGCGATCGATCGGTTGCCGCTTTCGGACGGCCACTTCATCGACGTCAAGCGTGAACTGAATGCCGGCGAGCGGCGCCGTGTCTTCGCCGACATGGTCCGCGACGGCGTGACGCCGAACGAAGTCACGAAGCTCGACCCGTTTCAGGTCGGGCTGACGAAGGTCATGCAGTACCTCGTCGGCTGGTCGCTCATGGATTCGTCGGGGCAGCCGGTGCCGATCTCCGAGGCGGCGGTCCTGAACCTCAAAGGGTTCCGGTTCAACGAACTCTCGGACGCGATCGACGCGCACGAGCAGCGCCAGGAGGAGGCCCGCGCCGAGGCGCGAAAAAAAACCCTCGATGGCGAGAGTGGATTGAAAGTGATCTCCGGATCGCGCGCGTGATGCACTGGCCCTACCACGCGGTCGCGGCGCTGCCGCGCGAGGTCTACGACGTGCTCGTGGACATGCTGAACCGGGAACACCGCGCGCTGGAACGGGATGACGTCTAAATGGCGCTGAGTGGCACGCTCGTCGCGGATTTCAACTCGTTCTACACCGCCGTCCAGCAAGCGAAGGCGGAACTGACCGGGTTTGACAAGGACGCGAAAAGTGTGGGCGACTCCCTGAGTCAGATGGCCGACCGGTTCTCGGGAACGAAGATCATCAGCGAAGGCCTCGAAATCAACCGGCTGTTCCAGTCGATGGACGACGTCGCCCTCCTGACGAAGCGCGAACTCACCGAGGTGGGCAACACCGCGAACGAAGCGATCGAGAAGATGCAGCGGCTCGGCCTCGAGGTGCCGAAGAATCTGGAGAACGTCGCCCGCGCCGCGAACGACGCGGCCAAAGAGAGCGAGGGATTCGGGATCTCGTGGGGCAAAATTTTTGAAACGTTCGCCGGATTCTCGCTGGAGCGGATCGGGGAAAAAGTCATCGACACGATCGCCGACCTCGGCAAAGAGGCGTTCGAGACCGCGGACCACTTACAGAAGCTCCACGAACAGACCGGGATTTCCGTCGAGGCGCTGCAAAACATTCAGGACGTCGCCGAACGATCCGGCGTGAGTCTCCAATCGGTGGCCGGTGCCGTGGAGACCTTGCAACAGCGACTCGGGTCGGGCAATAAGGGCGCGGCCGCCGCGCTGGACGAACTCGGGTTGAGCTTCGACAAGATCGCGAGCGAAAAACCCGAGCAGCAGTTCGCGGACATCGCGCGCGCGATGGGCGAGCTGAAAGATCCGCTCGACTTCGCCCGCGTGGGCGCCGAACTGTTCGGCCTTAAGTGGAAGGAAATCGCGCCCGCGATCAAGGCCGCCGCGGAAGGGATCACCGACAACACGTGGGCGATGAGTCGCGACACGGTCAAGGCGCTCGCGGACGCCAAGTCGTCATGGGATTCGTTCTGGCGCGCGGTCACGGCGCAGACGGGCGAGGTGATCGCGGACGTGCTCACGGGCACCACGTCGAAGATGCGCGCATTCCAAGGCGAGATGGACGGCATGGTCGAGAACGTGAAGAAGCAGGGCCCGGAGCTCGCGGCCTCCATCGCGCCGCCCGGCTTGCCGGCGGATCTCGACGCGATCACGAAAGCCCTGCAGGACGAGAACCGGCAGATCAACATCAATCGCGAGGACGCGGCGATGGCGACCGACACCGCGATCGCGCTCGCGGGCACGTTCGCGGACGTGCGGAAAAAGTTCCACGACGAGGCGATGAAGCAGGCCAAGGAGTTGGCGGACGAGCAGAAGCGACAGCTCGATCGCACGAACGCCGACACCAAAACCGCGCTCGATCAGATGCAGAAGATGCGGGCCGACGTGACCGACGCCGACATGAAGGCCTCGATGTCGGAGACGGACTACAAGGTCGCGAAGGTGTGGCAGTGGGCGCAACAAACGATCGACGCCTACAAAGGGACCGGGGCGCAAGCAGCCGCGTACGCGGACCTCGTCTACACGCGGGCCGGGCAGATGCAGGACGCGATCTACGCGACCACGAAACAGATTGACGACCAGGGCGACGCGTACGCCCAGCTCGCGAAGGATGCCGTGACCACGTTCGCGGAGATCGGCAGCGGCGTCGCACCGGCCGATGCGGCGGTCTCCCACTTCGGCGGCACGCTCGTGATCGTGAGTGACAACCTCGATGATCTGAACCGGAAGCTCTCGACGTTCTACGACCAGTTCACGCAGTTCGGCGACATGTCGGGCGCGACGATGGGCGTGGGCGCGGCCGTCGGCGGCTATCGGGTGCCCCAGGCGCGCGCGGCCGGCGGACCGGTCTCCGGCGGGACGACATACCTCGTGGGCGAGCGCGGGCCGGAACTGTTCACGCCCGCGAGCAGCGGCTCGATCTCGCCGGGCGCGTCCGTGACCAACCACTTCTACATCAACGGCTCGATCAAAGACCTGGCGCAGCCGCTGCTCGAGGAAATCACGCGCGTGATGCGACAGACGCGGCAGTGGCCGTCGGCGACGTGAGGCACCCATGCATCTGATCGCCTACGTGTTCGCGTTCTGTTGCTTCGCGCTGGCGACGTGGCCGGTCCAATCGCGCGTGAATCTGATCGCGGCCGGGCTCGCCATCCTGACGCTGACGCTCATTTTCTGAAGCGGGGCACACCATGGGCAGCGCGCAAGCGAGCGACTATCTCGAAAACCTGATCATCGATCACCTGTTCCGCGGTCGCACGTGGGCGAAGCCGGCGGGCCCGCACTACGTCGCGCTGTTCACGGCCGCGCCGTCGGACGCCGGCGGCGGCACCGAAGTCGGCGCCGGCCTCGGCTACACGCGCGTCGCCGTCGCGCTCGGCGATGGCGTCTGGACCGCGACGCAAGGCGGCACGTCGGGCAATTCGAGCGGCACCGGCGGGCAGACGGCGAACGCCGCACTGATCCAGTTCGGCACGCCTACCGGGAACTGGGGCACGGTGACGCACTTCGGGATCTTCGATGCGGCCTCGGGTGGGAACCTGCTGATCTGGGACGCGCTGACGCAGCCGGTTACGGTGCTCGTCGGCGGGCCCGCGCCATCGTTCCCGGCCGGGCAACTCGCGATCGTGGTGGCGTGAGATGCCGGTCCCGACCTTCGACGCGCATCGCAACTTCGGGATCTCGACGGTGGCCGTCGCGCCGTCGCCGCCGAGCTCGGGGACGTCGCTGACGCTCACGGCCGGCGACGGCGCCGCGATCTTCACGTCCACGCCGCCCTACAACGTCACCGTGTGCCCGGCGTCCGTGCTGCCGTCGCCGACGAACGCGGAGATCGCGCGGGTGACCGCGCGCAGCGGCGACGTGTTGACACTGACGCGCGCGCAGGAGAACTCGGCGGCCCGCGCGATTCAGGTCGGCGATCTGATCTTCATGGGCCCGACGGCGA